AAACTACAATTAGACTTTCAGCGCAAGCTGCTGTGGCTAGTGGCGGAATGGAAAAGTTGGGCATGAAAACTAATTTGACAGGCTTAGGGTTGATTACATTTTCTGATTCCTTAACTCGTGCATTTGGCGGGTTAAAAGAATTTAAAGCAGGCATTGATAGTTTATATGAAGCATTTACAAGCGACCCTCAAAAATTAATTGATTCTAAAAAACAAGTAGCCGATTTTTTAACAGAATTAAAAGCGTCTGCTAGTGCTAAATTGCCAGCTGAAATAACAAGCAAAGCAGATGCTGCTAAAGTTAGAGATTATTTGTTAAAAACACAGGCAGGTATAGCGGATTTAGCTGGACAGGTCGGGTTAGCGAGTAATGTAAAACCAGATTCAATGGCAGTAAAAAAATTGTTTAGTGATTTGACATCTTCAGATAGCCTAAAAGCATCAACAAAAACAATGATAAAAAACGCTGGAATTGAAAATATCACAAAAGATATTATTGTTGAAGCATTAAAATTATCTAAACGCTCAATTAGCGGTGAAGATGGATTGGCAATATCAAAAAGATATGACCCTTTAATAAAATACGCTACAGAAAACGCAAACTTCTTTGATTCAAGCAAAAACTTAACAAAAATAAAAGCGGATAAAGTATTAGAAAAAAGTTTAACAGATTTAGGCAAAGCAATGCCAACAACTACAGCAGAAGCTGCAAAACTTTCTGAAGAGCTAACTAAATTATCAGACGAGGCAGCAATACAAGTTTCAACTTTTGAAGGCTTAACTAAAGCAACTTTAAATGTTATTTCTTCACAAGAAAAATTAGCTGAGGCCGGTAAATACGTCACTGACTTTTCAAAATCCATATCAGCGTGGATTAAAAATGTTCGCGCAACAACAGGGTCGCCTGTGAATCAACTAGGCATGGCTAAAGCTAATTTTGAGGAGCAACTAAAACTAGCTAAGTTTGGCGCAACAGCAGAAGAAAAACGCTCAGCATTAAGCGGAATTACCGGCTATGCTGATACTTACATGAACGCGATTAAATCTTATTACGCAACAAGCGAAGAAGGTCAAAAAGCAATTGAAGATATTATGTCGCAAGTTAGCGGATTAGGGCAGTCAGTAGACGTACAAGAATTACAGCTTGGCGCATTGCAAGATATTAAAGATGCTATTGATTTTAGCACTATTGAAATCCCTAGAGGTATTAGTGAAGCTAATGCAGATCTATTTCAAAAACTAATTGATGCTACAAAAGCGGCAGGCGTTACAGCGTTAAAAGACCCAACAACTGATAATTTATTAAATTATAACGCTCTTGCTAAAATTGTTTTATTGATTGATAAATCTGCGCAACAAGGTGCTAATGCTGCTTTCCTTGATGCGTTAATCTCAAGCGTTGCGGGAGAATCTGGACTTCAGGCAGGAATTGAATTAATTATTGATAATGTGGATTTTGAAGCAGCCAAAAAAGAACAGATTATTGCTAACGTATTATCGTCATTTAATGAAAAACGATTAACGCTAACTAATTTTGAGTTTGACGTGCAGGCGGCTATTGACGCGGCAAAAGAAAATGTTTTAGCAAGTTGGGGCGAGCAAAAATTAAATGTAACAACTGCTGACGCTATTAAAAACATTAATGAAGTAAAAGATTTAAGCGGCACGCTTACAACAGAGATAGGCACAGAAAAAGCATTAAACGTTAGCGCAAATACTGCAATAGATAATATGCTTGAAGTTCGACATTTAACGGCTAACATTGAAGGTGGTATTATTGCTGATAGAGCATTAAATATTAATACAGATACAGCAAATCAAAAGCTAACTGATTCAATATTATTATCAGGAGAATTTACAGCAGCAGCAGAGTTTGTGCCTGTAATGGATGTTAACACTACAACAGTCATTGCAAAAATTAATGAAGTTACAAGCGCGGCAGCAAGTGCAACTGCGGCTTTATCAGCGTTAAGCGGTCAAAATCCAACTCAACAAGGAAACTCTTTTTTAGAAAGGGACGCAACTAATCTAGGTTATCAAGGTGATTTGACAGATATCGCAGCTATGCTGAGTTTTATAACCGCTGCTAAAGTTGCTGATGCAGCTAAAGTTGCTGATGCGGCTAAACTAGCTGAAAATAAACAATCATCTGGACAAGATATTATACCGATTTGGAAAATTTTTGGGTTTGACAATCAAGATGAATTTTATTATCAACATTTTGCAAAGGGAGGAATTGCAAACACACCATCAATATTTGGTGAAGCAGGCGCAGAGGCGGCTGTACCATTGCCTGATGGGCGATCAATTCCTGTCACGTTATATAATTCAGCAAATGATTCAAGTGTTAGCAGTGAAGAAACCATTGCAGAACTCAAAGCGCAAAATAACAAACTTGAAGTGCTTGTTAATACTTTAATGGCAACATCAAAAGCAGAACGCGAAAAAACACAGGAGCTAATTGACGCAATGAACGGATTACGCTCAGATACACGATTAGCGGCAAGGGGTTAATCATGTCTATATGGATTGCAACGATTGGCGCGTTAGACGGCTCAAACACGTCAAAAACGCTATATTTTAGTGACGTATCGTATATTGATAATGATGGGAATTATTTTGAAAACCGAATGTTGCAACCGGCATTGATAAAAGTTAGTCCTGACGATGGCGGAACATTTAAAATATTTTCAACGCCTTCAATCGGTGAGATTCAGCTAATCAATAAAGACGGTGGTTTAAATTATTTAATGGATTATGCGTTAGACAATGGCAGTATTTCATTATCGCTTGTTGTTGATAATGGCACAAAAAACGATTATTTAACAGGCAAAATTGAATCAATGCGATTTAGTGGCGATGCTGTTTATTTAACCGTGCGATCAATGTCTGAAGTATTAACACGCAACCACGTTAATAATAAATTTTTAGGCAATAATGCTTTGCCAAATGGCGTGGAAGGTGTTGCTGATGACATTAAAGGCAACGTTAAACCTCGTGTGTTTGGTAGTGTTCTTAATGCAACGCCTGTGCTTGTCAATACTTCACAATTAATTTATCAGTTTTCTGACAGAACGACAGCAACCATTAGCGCAATTTATGATAAAGGTGTTGCGCTAACATTGCATCAATCTTACACATGGGCTAACTTTGCATCGTTTATGGCTCATACAAGCATTGCAAGTGGTAGATATATAATTTGTGCTGGATATGTAAAGTTAGGCACAACACCAGCAGGAACGGTGACGGGCGACTGTGCTGATTCATTAACGCTTGCGGGTGACGTATTTGAAGCAATACTAGCTGAAGAATCGCTAACACTTAACGCAACAAGCAAAACCACGTTAAACGCAATTGGCGCAGTAGGAATTTACGTTACTGGTGAAATAACCACTACGCAATTACTTAATCAGATAGCGCAATCATGCGGGGCGTATTGGTACTTTCTGCAAAATGTCGTTTATGCAAAATTACTTGCGCTTGCTACTACATCAACACTTAGTCTAACCAATAGTGAGTTAATCACCATTGATATTGTAAATACAGGCTTGGGTGAGAATGGATTGCCAGTTGAATCAATTTCTTTTAATTACGATCATATTGAAACCGTGCAAAAAGAAACCGACTTAGCCGGAGCTGTAACCGTTGCGCGTAAAGCAGTGTTGTCAAACCAGTATCGAAGTAAATTTATTAATGACGCAGCAGTAAAAACACGACACCCACTTGCGCCTGCAATTAAAATTGATAGTTGTCTTCGCCTTGAGGCTAACGCAACAACTGTAGCCACTACGCTATTAAACTTATCAAAAGTGCGTGTTGATACCGTAAACATTACAGCGGTGGTTGATGAGATACCATCGCTACAATTAGGCGATGGCGTCATGGTATTTTCAGATAAGTTAAGTTATGATTACGGTAAATTATTGACGATCATTGGATTTCAAATTGATGCAAAAAGAAAAGAAATTGTTTTGGAGTGCATTGGATGACAAGTAATATTTCTTTAAGTTATCCAAACCGGATAGACGAATGCACAATTACAGAAACTACTGCAACCACGTGGAACGCATTGCTACCACTTAGCAACATTCAAAACCCTGTTATAAAGCGTGTTGCACGATCAACCATTGGCGATAGAACATCAACGCTTAAAGTTAACCTTCCTTATGAGCCGCGCAGTATTGGCGTGGTGTCGTTAATTAATCATAATTTAACCACTAATGCAAAGATCAGATACATTGGCTATAGTGGTTTAAATTTTACAGGCGACGTGCGATTTGATAGTGGTGCTGATTTTCGCGCATGGACGATTCTTTATCCAATTTATAGTGAAAATACAGCTGGCACAAAATACCCTTGGGAATCGCGTAACTGGTGGCTAGGTTCAATTGAAGAAGATCAGCGCAAAAGCTACACATCAATGGGAACATATTATCCTGACGATAACGCAATGGTGCGCTCAGTAAAGATTATTATTGATGATACACCATCCGTTTCAGCAACTAGCACAACCAGCGTAACCGTAGGTACAGGCGAAAAATCCTTTACAGTAGGCACTAACCTAAGTTTTATTGCTGGGCAAGAAATAACCATTTATAAAACTGGTACAATAACCACGTTTGTTGCGGGAACAGTGCAATATTACGCGCCATCAACAGGCGCATTAGTGTTAAACTCTACCGCTTATGGCGGTACAGGTTCGCACAGCGCGTGGTCTGTAATCAACGGTGAAAACTTTATTGAAATAGGTCGTGTATTTTTAGGTCGCACAATTGAGCCTAGCATAAATCCTGCTTATGGTGATATTCAGCAAGGCTACACTGATTTAACAGAAATACAACGCTCGGTTGATAATACAAAATATTATTATATTAAGCCAAAAATGCGCACGTTAGCGTGTATTTTAAAACACATTACCCAAGATGAAGCATTTAGCGGATTTTACGATGCACAACGCGAAGTTGGGTTAAGCGGTGAAATGCTTTATAGTTATTCAAAACCAGATTACATTGGCAGTATTAATATGACGGTTGATAAGAATTTTTACGCCCGCACATTTTTATGTAATTTTTCAGAATTAAGCCCAATTGAAAACCCATTTGTTAATGGATTTCAAACGGCATTAAAATTAGAGGAAATAGTTTAATGAGTTCAGTCACTTTTAGTACAACAGTAGGCGGTGACGGTTCAACTGTTACCGATGATGATAATGCCACAACAGGTCTTGGTAACGGTGGTGCGTTAATACGTCTTGTGCCAATGATGCAACAGGTTGTAAACGTTGCTTCTTACGTTGTTTCAGTTGGTGGTGCGGCAAGCAATGATGCTATTGCAGCAGCAGCAAGCGCGTCAGCAGCTTCATCTAGCGCAACAGCCGCAGCGGCTAGTTATGACTCGTTTGATGATCGTTATTTAGGTGCAAAATCGTCTAATCCAACGGTGGATAATGATGGTAATGCGTTGCTTACCGGTGCGCTCTATTGGAACACAACAAGTAGCGAAATGCGTGTTTATAGTGGTAGTGCATGGATAACTTCTTACTTGCCTGCATCGGCATATTTAGCGTTAGCGGGCGGCACGATGACGGGTGCAATTACGTTTGCGGCTGGTCAATCTTTTACGGGTACTTTGCCTTTAGCTGGCGGCACGATGACGGGTGCGATTACGTTTTCGGCTGGTCAAACCGTTGATGGTACGAACGGAATAGGTTATATCAATATCCCTCAAAATAGCCAGTCTGCCGCCTATACACTTGTTGCTGCGGATGCTGGAAAACATATTTTTCATCCATCAACTGACGCTAATGCTCGGACATTTACTATTCCTGCAAATGGTTCAGTGGCGTACCCAATCGGTACAGCAATTTCGTTTGTTAATATGACTTCTCAAGTGGTCAGTATTGCAATCACAACTGACACGATGTATTTAGCTGGTACAGGCACAACAGGAACTCGCTCACTTGCGCAGTATGGTACAGCCACAGCACTTAAAATGACATCGACAACTTGGATTATTTCCGGTGCGGGGTTGACCTAATGAGTGGGATTCAACAAATGTTAACGGGTGGGACTTATAAAGCACCGATACCTTATGGATGGCCTGCAAACATTGGTGATGCGTATGGAGGTGGTTTTTTTGCTGGTCAAATAAACGTATCTGGAACTAAATATAATTTAGTTGTTGCCCCTAAAGCATCTGGAGAATCTTTAAAAACATGGGGACCATATGATGTTTCAACGTTTCAACGATCAGCGATTAATGGTCCTGTTAATTCCGCTGGTGAAGCAGCATTAGGCGCGGCATATCAAGCAGCAACTTTTTGCGAAGGTTTAACAATTGGCGGGTATAGTGATTGGTATTTACCTGCCAAAAATGAGCTAGAAGTGCTGTATTATTTTTTAAAGCCGACTACTAACGCCAATGATACTTCTTCAGGCTCAAACGCTAATGCAGCATCACCACCAGAGCCTGTTAGCACAAACTATACAAGTGGCTCACCTGCTCAAACAGGCGCGGGTATTGGCTTTAGAACTGGTGAAACAGATGCGTTTGCCTCTTATCCTTATTGGTCTTCTACTGAGGACACTGCTGAATTTGCATGGTATCAGAATTTTAATAATGGAAGTCAAGCATTTAATTATAAGAACCCTAGTATTTACGTTAGAGCTGTTCGAAGAATTGCTGTGTAACTTAGGAAAATATCATGTACATACAACTAACAAACATCGACGCAGACACAGGTATTCTTTGCACAGAAGCACCAATGCGTACAGGACCGGCACTCCCAAATGTAAAGGGATTTCAGTTTATCTTTCAAAACGAATCTGACTTCCCTATTGCTTCAAATGCCGATGGTTCACTTAGTACAGCACCACTGCTTTATGGAACGTGTGATGATGATGCAGATACAAACCTTGTGGGTGTTTTAAAAATATTATCACAAGCTGAATTTGACGCAGATAAACAAGCAGAACATCAAGCTAGAAAGCCATACCCTTCATGGGTTGGTGACATTAACACCATGTTATGGCAAGCACCTGTAGCGTATCCACAAGACAATAAACAGTATTACTGGAATGAACCAACTGTATCTTGGAAAGAATTTACACCTGTGGTTCAACTTCCATGAAAACTGCTGAATTAGGGTACTTTGGTAATATCTGGGTTAAGCAGAACGTATTAGAACTTGCTGGTGAAACACACGGTGGGCATGAGCATAAGTTTGACCATGTGACTTTATTAGTATCTGGTAAGGTGCGTGTTGAAATTGAAGGTCATAAACCTAAAGAATTTACTGCACCAACTTTTATTGTTATCCGAAAAGAACATCAACACAAAATTACAGCAGTTGAAGATGGTACGGTTTATTACTGTGTTTATGCTTTGCGTAATATGGACGGTGAGCCAATTGAAGATATTTACGGTGAGCAACATGACCCAGAATCAGCCAGTGCTAGAGATGATGGGTACTGGGATAAAGTAAATAAAATAGATAAGTGAGAATAAAATGCCTGATGAAGCCTGCCGCCTTGCTAAAGTAGAGCAACGAATTGAAAGCCTCGAAGAAATATTTGAAGACAGAGGAAGAAAGCTAGATGCTATCATAGCCGCGCTTGAGGAAATGAAAAACGAACAAACGCGCTATAAAGGATTTATTGGCGGCATTGTCTTCACCATTGGAGCATTGTTTTCGTTTATTGCTTGGTGGACAAGTAAATAATGGAATTCCTACAGTTTGCAACGGATGTAGGTTTCCCCATTGCCGCTGCGTGTGTGGGAATGTACTTTGTATTTCTGACCATTAAATTCCTGCTTGATAGTGTACTTGAAAAGATTAAAAGCCTTATTGGTATCATTAAACAACTCGATAAGCGTGTCACGGCTATGTCAGAGGATATTGTAAAAATAGATGTATTGATGACAGAAACGCTTGATATGCCTATTGAGAAAGAAAAAGTGGCACGTTTTAATAACCCACAAGAAAAGAGAATTGATTAATGGATGTTGACGCATTAGCTAAATATATCAACCAATACGGTTTTCCAATTATTGCATCAAGTAGCATGGGTTATATTGTCTATTTCGTGTGGATATGGGTAACAACGATTGTTAAGCCAATCCTTACCGAAACAACAGACGCGCTGATTGAATTAATCGACCAAATACGCTTACTTGATAACGACATGATTCGCTTAACACAAAAATTAATTACGGTACTTTCTATGAGATCACGAAAATGAAAACAGGCGAACGCGGTTTAAAATTAATTAAAGAATTTGAAGGTTGTAAACTCAAGGCGTACCAATGCCCTGCGGGAATTTGGACTATTGGCATTGGCTCAACACATTATGGTGATGGCACACCAGTTACTAAAAATAGAACGTTGCCTAATGAAGGGGCGGCAATCGCTTTATTAGCCGCAACAATTGGGAAATATGAGAAAGCGGTAAATGATGTGGGCGTTGAATTAACACAAAATGAATATGATGCACTTGTTTGTTTATGCTACAACATTGGCGCAGGTAACTTTTTTAAATCAACACTTGTTAAAATGTTAAAAGCCGGTGACGACAAGGCAGAAATAGCAAAACAGTTTTTGCGTTGGGATAAAGCAGGTGGAAAACCGCTTGCTGGATTAACGCGCAGGCGCAATGCTGAAGCAGAATTGTTTTTAAGCAAATAATTAAAAAGCCGCTTACTCAGCGGCTTTATTTTTACTTATCCATTTTTGATAGGCTTGCTCAGGTGTTGAACCAGTGCAAACTATGGTTGTTTGTGTATAGCATAACCATAAATTGCCTAGTTTTTTTAAACGTGGTTTCATTGACTTCGTTCACTTATAAACACGGGTTGCATGGGGTTATCTGCAAACCATTTTAATTTTATTAAATAATCGCGCATGGCTTGATAACGCAAGCCGCCTGATGGTTTACCACTTTTAAATTCATACATTACACGCCCTCTTTTTCTTTTAACTTATCAAAATACCACTGCGCCTTTTTTAAATCCTCAGCACCGTTTTTTTGCTTATAACGCCATTGATATTTTAATATGTTCCCGCGTAAAAATCCGATAAATTCTTCTTTGGTTAGCATAGATTCAATTGCGTCAATACATTCAACATTGCCGCTGTTATAGTGCGCTGGTGAGTTTACGGTTTCTTTTTGCTTGTTTAGGTGTTTGATGACATTATCCAATCGAACAGGTGAACATTCAACAGGTGGCGGCAATTCTTCATAGCTTGTCAATGTGTACAAATACGCATTGTCTATTCTATCAGCAGATTTATGCACAATGCCCTCCTTGATTAACTTTTGAACCTTAAATTCCACTTGATGTTGTTTTAAATCTGTTAGCTCGGTTATTTCGCGCATTGTCATGCCTTGACGGTTTCCGAGCTGAAGAATTTGCTGAATCATTTTTTGATCTCATTAAGTTGATATGGGTGGCAAGTTAGATTCCATCTACCTGCAAACTGCAAATTTTTAAACGCAAAATCCTGTCTAACTGCCGCGCTTTCACACGAAGCCTTATTTGCAAATTCGATTGTTGATTGTGTAAGCTCACCGTGAGTTGTTACAGCGATAATTAAAATATAAGCTGTTGTTGCGATCATTTCCCTGTACTCCCAAAACCATCAACACCGCGCTCAGTTACTGCGCTAAATTCCTTAACTTCTTCAAATATTGGACGCAATACAGGCACGAAAAACATTTGAGCAATGCGTTCGTTAGGTTGAATTCGATAACTATCACCATGTGTCATACGCAACTTAACCATAATTTCGCCTTGATAATCACTGTCAATTACGCCAACCGTGTTCATCAAACCAACGCCATAATTAAAACCCAGCCCACTACGCGGAACAATCAAGCCAACAACAGACTTGTCAGCAATATGTATTGCAATGCCTGTATGAATTAGCACGGGCGTTTCTGGCGTTAAAAGCATGGTTTCTTCAATACAAGCGCATAAATCAATAGCGGCTGCGCCTTCGGTTTGGAATTGCGGAATGATTGCGTTTGGTCTTACTTTTTTTATCTGCATAATGTCATCTCCCATTTTGTTGGCATATCGCAAATCCAAGTTTTTAAAAATTCCCGTGCGGTTTTATTTCCGCGCTGGCTTTCTGATAAATTAATGCGCTTAATTTGTATATGCTCGATTCCTTCATCATCAACAACCAACCTTCTACCAATCAGATCACCGCAGTATTTCGCAAACTCTTTTTTATCATAAAAAAACACTCTCCAGTTTTTTACAATGCGCTCAAATCGTATTGCATTTCTCATGCGATAATTAACCGTTTGTGGTGATAAACCATGCTCAGTAGCGAAGTCTAAAACGGTCTGTTCATCTTCGTTTGGATGGCAAACAACGATGTTATTAATTCTAAAATTATAATTATCACCGTCTTTAAAAATAACAGCATCCTCAAAACTTGGATAATAACCATGTGAAAAAAAAACAGCCATGCGCCATGCGGTAAAGTATTTTTTACCATTTTCTTTTTTAACGCAAATGGTGGCTTGCCGATTTGCGTAGTTAAAAGTCAATGGCTTGTCAGGCGTTCTTTTTCGGTAAAATGCGCCTGTTCCACCGCAATAAATAATATTTTCTTTTATACTTTCCAACTCTTTAAGCGAAACTTTTAAATCTCTTTTTATTGGTTGCACCATGCTATTACCTTTGATGTTCAATTTTTAAATCAAAAATAGGGCGTATTTCATGACAACGATCACACTCCCTAATTCCTCTGCTTACATATTGCCGCCATGTTTTATGCTGGCAGTTTGTTGTGCTTGGCGTTGGTGTTACCTTCTCAACTGGTTTAATTAATGCCATAGCCATATCCCCGCTAATATGAGTGCTAATACATAGAATATTAATGCTGCAATGTCGTCAATCTCCACGCGCGTACTCCACCATAAAACAAACTATCAAAACAAAAATGCCAGTCCAAAAAATTAACTCAGCCATGCTTACGTTCCTCTCTAAATTTTGCTAAAATAAATTGAATATCAATGGTTTCTTTAATGCTGCGCAGTTTTTGACGCTTCAGGCTTTTGCGTTCTTCTTTAAGATCGTTAAGCCGGTTAAGCAAGTGTTCTTCAAGTGCTATTTGTTTCATCTCGCTACCATATCCCCAGCAACATTGCGTTGCATCTCGTAAACAGTAAAAATCTTGCCATCTTTTAAAACAAACTCTCCGATGTTTGTTTTAATGATTTCATAATGATGTCTGTGTGTTGCTGCTATTGTAATAAAGCAAAGCAATGCACCTATTAAGAATGAACAAATAGCCACCCAAATTAAATCGTTTTTCATTTTATTCTCCAATGCCATGTGCTTTTTCTATTGCCCTGACAAACTTAAAATATGGATTATTATCAATGTAACCATACTCGTTTAAAAATCCATAGGCGGAACAATCATCATCATCATTTTCAACATGGTCAAGAGCAAATCCTGCATTATATGCAATGTTGAAAATTTCATCATCATTCAAAGGCTCACGTTTTTGTGGTGTTAGGTAGACAGGAGTAACATCTGTAACGTTATGCCATCTTATGTAAGGCTTATCAACTTTAAATACTGTTTGAATATCTCCGTAACAATCTTCCTGCTTGTATAGATAACCAACATTGTTATGTTTATGCTCAATTTTTTCTAGTTCAGCTTGTATGTCCCAATAAAGGTCATAGTGGGTTTCTTCTAATCCGCGCAATACATCTCGCATTCTTTTTAATAATTCTTTTTCTATGCTCATTCTACCACTCCCGTTGCGCTGTCATTGCAGACCGCCATAATCACCCGTGCTGGGCGTTTTGACATCTGGTAAGCACCAACAGTAAGATTCCATTCTTCTTTGGCGTTAGCGCATGCTTGGCGCGTGTCATAAACAATACTGGTTGTTGTGTACGCAATGCGTTCTTGTTGTGTCGTGCGTCCGCGCTTGTCGATTGTGGTATCGACTGTTAAGAAACTTAAAGTTAAAACCAATGTTGCACTCATGTTAATTCTCCAATACAGTTTTACGAAGTAATGCGCGTAGTCTTTTGTTCTCTTTAGCTACGGTGTGGTGCATCATAGCCATCACAATAAAGCACAATATCATTAGTATGTACGCCATATCTGACGTGTCTAACCATGTTAAAAATATAATTAAATCGTTCATAAATCACCTTTGTATTAAAAAAAGCCACTTGTCTTAGCGGCAGAGGTAGGAGTTGTTTGTTATTGCATTAATGCCGCGTAATCGTGATCGCTTTTAAAATCGTTTAAGTAAATTTCATCAACGCCTTTTTCTGCTTTATTAAAAATATTAACTAAATTATCGTCAATATGCTCATAAGTAATTTCAGTTAGTTTTTCAGAGTTCATTTCTTCGCCATTTTCATCAAATAAATTAACTTCTGTTACATCAATTTCTCTATTATCTTCAATGTCATGGTGAAAGTCTGCTGGAATATATGAACCAGATAACATTGCAGTAGCACCAACGCCAATTGTTACACCATCGTTTGATACGATGTCGAAGTAAAGTTGTATTTCCATTTTGTTCTCCTAAAATGCGCGGCTTGCACCGCGCTTTGTTGTTATTTATGCTGTAATGATCGGACACATTGAATAAGAGCCCCAAGGCTTTACGGTTTCGTTATCAGCCCATAATTTAATTCTTAGTGTTTTTTCTACGCCATCAACTAAGGCTTTGATACTTTTTTCTGTTCTTGAAATAACAGTAATTTCAAAAAACATATCGCTGTCACAAATTGATCTGCATTTGTAGATTTTGTTTGGTTCAAATTTACTCATGTTGCTCTCCTAAATTATTTTATTATTGTTTCGCCTTCTTGAAAGCGTGGTTATATATTAAATGTTCTTTTTAATCTTGTAAATTATAATTTACAAAATAAATAAATAAAAAAGTAAAAGTTAAATTATTTCAATGAGTTAAAAACAGCATCTTGTACCTTTTCTTTATTTTTTAACGCGGCAAGCACTGCCGAATCTATTGTTTTATCGGCTAAAATGTAGTGAATAAACACCGTTTTTGTTTGTCCCTGCCTGTGAATTCTCGCGTTAGCTTGCTCAAACAACTCAAGAGAATGCGTTAACCCGTACCACACAACCACATTGCCGCCCTGCTGCAAGTTTAATCCATGCCCAGCACTAGCAGGATGACATGCAAGCAATGGGATTTTACCTGCGTTCCAGTCTTTTACTTTTTGCTCTGAATTGTCCTGAAGCGTTTGCACATAAGCAAACCGTGATTTTATCTTTTCTAAATCAGCTTTAAATGTGTAAAACAAAAGAATAGGCGCGTTGGTTTCACTTATGATTGATTCAAGAGCATCAATCTTTGCATCGTGTAAATGTAGCGCGTTTTTGTTTTCATCATAAAGAAAGCCGTTTGCGATCTGAATGCACTTTCCAACAAGCACAGCCGCGTTAGCAACAGCAATCGTCTCTTTGCCAACTTCAACAATCAACTCTTTGCGGATCTCTTTATACGTTGCGTGAGCTGCTGGCGACATATCAACCATTACTTCATTGTGAACAACGGGCGGCATATCTAAATAATCAGCGGCTTTCATTGATAAGCATATATCATCAATTTTGGCTGTTATTTCGCTCATGGCGGATGGTTTAGGCTTAAACGTGTACTGATTATAGCCAACGTCAAACCATTGCAATCTAAACGCGCTAACGGTCTTAAATAGACGCGCACCACCATCAAGCAAAAAAAGTTGCGACCATAAATCATGAACCGAGTTTGCAGCGGGTGAACCTGTCAACCCAACCACGCGCTCAATGTTTTTGCATAATGCTTTAGAGGCTTTAAAACGTTGGCTTGAATGGCTTTTTAAAAGGCTAAATTCGTCAAATATCACCATGTCGTATTTACGCTTTATTGCACTATCTTTAACAAGCCAAGACAAACAATCAATATTGATAACGTGAATTTGTGCATCACTTTGCAACGCGCTTAACCGTTGCGCTGGTGTACCAACACAAATGCTAAACGTGAGATGCTGGAGATGCGCCCATTTTTGCGCTTCATTGTGCCAAACCGTTTTGGCAACACGCAAAGGCGCAACAATTAAAACCCGTTGCGGGTTTATGTCAGCAATAGCCGTTAACGCGCTTACAGTCTTACCTAAGCCGCATTGTTGAAATAATGCGCACTTAGGCGTTGATTTTATTTTATCAACGCTTGTGACTTGATATGCGTGCATTTGTGAGCGCGTTAACGTTTTCATATTATTGATTAAAAAATAAATTGAAGATTGGGTTTAGTGCTTTGTTAAACGTGTAATTTTCTAAATCATGTTTTGATCTAAAAATAACTTTAAATCCATCTTCATCATTAACTTTAACTTGCAGCACTTGGGTTGCTCCTTTGCCTTCTCGATGCTCAATTCCTTTTTGATCTAAAAATTGAACAAAGTCATCAAATAAAAAAACAGGAAAAAGATTAGTGTCGTAAAAATAATTTTTAAAACTTTCATCAATTTTCATGGTCAATGAACTCCTTGCAATCAAAAATAAATTTATCTACTTCATCTTTAGATGATAAAACATTTACCTGCACACCTAATTTAAATCTTGTTGCGTGGTCATGTAGTTGAGCTTTTGTTGGTGATTCGCCATTGGCTTTTAATTCAACAAGCAACATCAACCCATGCGGTAGTGTGACTAATCTATCAGGCACACTACGATTAGCCGGTGACGTAAACTTTTCACACAAGCCACCGATCTCTTTTACTTGTTTGCACAAGTATTGTTCAATTTCTTTTTCTAACATATCAATCCTTTAAAACTAAAAAACCAACTATCAAGGATTACTTGACAGTTGGTTAAAATCAAATAACCATCAAATAAACATCAATTAAAAATCATCGTCATTTTCATCATAAGAATCAAAGTCATCAACCGACGCATCACCACCGCCAAACCGTTCACCTTGTTTAAATAACTGCACTGCGATCAAATTACAATTAATGCGTTTGCCATATGAGTTATCTTGAAACCAAAAGTCAATTTTAACATTGACATAATCACCGCTAAAAATGCGTTCATCTTCTTTTGTGAGTGTGACCTTTTGTTGGTCAATGACAATGGGGCGTTTTTTAGTTGACCCTTTAATGCTCATGCAACCTGCATAACCGTCATAATCTTGCATATCACCGTCCATTAACGGCTGTTTGTAAAGTTTAGGCACTTTACCTGCGCCAAACTTTTCAACGGCAAAATCAGCAATTGTTTTTTCAATCAATTTAATGGTGTCAGCGTGTTGAGATTTATCGAGGAGAAACGTTGCGGCATATTTGCCAGTGCTTTCTTGGTTGTATTCTTCATGTTCAAAGAGTGAAGCAAAAGAAAGACGAACGTTTTTTAACATAATTGCAGCCATGATATTTTTCCTTTTATGAATTTAGAAATTTAAGAATTTATTGCCTTACTGTTAAGGCGTGTAAATTATAATTTACATCAATCAAAATCGTCAAGCACATTTTTTAATGCTGGGCGTTTATCGTCAATAGTTGCAAGTGTTGGACTTCCTGCTAGTGTTGCGTAAAGGTTTGAAAACATTGGCTTATCTTCTTTGCTGATTAGTTTTTCAGCCTGCGCAACACTAATTAATTCGCTTTTAATTGGGTTGATATTCATAGCAGTTAATGCGCTTTTAATTGCATCATCGTCAGCGTTCCACTTGCGTGAGTTTCTGCCGGCTACCAGTTTATAGCCTTTGAGCTGATCTGCATTAGCCAAATCATAAGCGTGTTCTTTTACGCTCTTAATCCATGATTCAATCAATGGCAAATTAGGGAGTATTTGCGCAATCTGCTCAGGCGTTAAACTCTCAACCGCAAGTAATTGCGGTTCATTTGTTATTTCAAAATCAGACGTGACAACCTCAAACGTTTTTTGTGCTAATGCTGCGCAAGTGGGTTTAGCTGCGCACCACATACAACCCTTTTCAGTCGGATTAAATGGCGCATTAACATCAAGTGTTGCTTCAGCTCGTAGTTTTACTTCATCTCCAAACGCAAGCAATTCATCAACTGTAATTTCCCAACTCGTTACGTTATCAATGCGTGGCTGGTGAATGTGCATTTTTATAAATTCAATATCATAGATATGAGCAAATAAATCATATGCACCCAGCGCGTAAAGTTGCGCCTGTGTGTTATTCCGTGCATACACAGCAACGCCTTTGCCATATTTTAAGTCGATAACATGAATTGTTTTATTATCTTCATCAATAACAATCGCGTCAGCCGTTCCAAATCCTTCATGCACCCAACGGCTAAAGTCCACACGTTGCTCAAATAGCAACACGCCACCAACGGCATTGACATAATCAACGTATTTTTGAACGTGCATAGCCATGTCATCTGTTACGACAAAACCATTAAATTTTAATCCAAAATAATGCGCTGCGGGTTTAGCTGTCATTAAGCATTTTTCGGAAAGCTCATGCGCAGCTGTTCCTTCAGCAGCAAATGTAGACGAGGTGTTTGGCAGGTTCTCACACATACGAACTGACGCTGGGCAGTTAATCCAGCGTTCACTTGATGATGCGCCTAATTTTGCGTGTTTAGTTGTCATTTTTTTTAGCCTTTAGCATTTCGTTTAAAGCTTCAACTGCCATCGTGCAAACTCTGCCATAATCACGCGGATCTAAATCAACCGTTTTTTCAACGTTAAACTTGCGTAATATTTCCAGTGATATTTTACGGCTGTTTGTTTTAATGCTCAGTTGCTTCAGGCAATCTTTTACGCCTTCTAGCGTTTCTTTACTTTCAACTGCTACCTGTTCACGTTTTTGCGTTTGCGGCTGTGGTGGCGTATTATCCACCGCCACAACATCAACGCCCAAATGCTCCTCAATAGTCGGATTGTTAATTGATTCAAGCGCAAAACGCTCTTTAACAATCAACGTTTGCAGAAACTCTGCTTTAATGATTAGTTGGTCATGCTCAAGCTGCAAGCGCAATATTGACGCGGTTCTGATTGATAATTCTTCTTTGTTCATAAAATAACTCCGTTGCTTTTAAAAAAGTTTGTTATAATGTAAAATATAATTTACAACATAAACAACAAAAGGTAAAGAAAAAATGCAAGATTTTATAAATGAGCTTCAAGACTTACTCAAACAGCATGACGGGATAGCATTGCGCAAGATAGCTGCGCTATGTCATGTCAGTTTTATGACGATCTACAACATCAAGAACGGCAAAACCGACAACGTGACGCTATTTACCTATAACAAAATTAAAAAAGGATTAAAAAATGTTAAGTAGCGTTTATGATGATTTAGATAGAAACGGTTACACCATTACGCCCGCAAATGGTAAGCGACCACTTGGTAACGGTTGGCAACATCGAGAAAATGACCCGTCTTGGAAGAAATATGCGGCTGATAAAAATGTCGGTATCGTGCTGGGTGATCGTTTAATCGCTATTGATATTGATATATTAAACGAGGACATGGCTAAAAGCGTTCTGGCTAGTGCGCAATCGGCTTTTGGCTTTGCGCCTGTTCGGTTTGGCAATAAGCCTAAATGCTTAATGCTGATTAGAATTAATGAAGCAATGACTAAGCACAAAATAAAATTTAAGTTTGATGGACTGGAAAATCCAGCCATTGAGATTCTTGCAAACGGTCAACAGTTTATTGCGTATGGCACACACCCAGATACTAAAAAGCCTTATGTATGGGATTTAAACGCAGGTGACGAGCCAATCAACACCACAATTGATGAATTGCCAAGCGTTAATGTTGAGCAGGTTCGTGCGTGGCTTGTGTCGCTTAAGCCGATGCTTGAGCAATTCGGGGCGCATGATGTGACGTTTGATGGGTTTACGCCTGACAACGTGCAGAAAGTATTGCCGGTAAACGTTGGTGTTATTGACAATGATGACCCGTTTGCTGGTGTTTATGCTGAAATTGGTAATGATGAAATTGCAGAAATGCGTGAAAAGTTGCGTATTCAAAAAAGATTTAATGCGGATGATTATGACGATTGGATAAAGGTAGGTTTAGCGTTAAAAGATTTTCACGCGGTTGTTGGACTTGAATTGTGGAAAGAATGGTCAAGCACTGGAAGTTATGACGGCAGTGAATGTGACGCAAAATGGCATGGGTTTAAAAACAACGGTGGCGCAAAGATTACAACAGGCTCTATTGTTTACGCGGCTAAAGAAGTCGAAAGCAAGCAGGCATCACAAACGCTTTCACAACTGATTGCAAATTGCACGGATGTTTCAGATATGCAAGGAAGCGTTGCAGATGCAATAAGGAGCGATATTAGCCTTTCAGATATTGCACGAGCAACTATTATTGGCGAATGGCGAACACGTTATAAGATTTTAGCAAACGTGGGTATTTCAATTAGTGATGCTCGAAAATTATTAACGCCTTCAAGAAATAGCCAATTAGTTGAAAATGCACCCGCGTTTTGCAAACATTGGATATGGCTTAATGATCGTGATCGTTTTTATAATGTGGATACAAAAGAGGAAATAACAAAGCAATCGTTTGATGCAAACTTTACGCGAAAAATTATGGGGGATGATGCAGAAAGTGGAAATATTGGAGCTGCTAATTTTGCGTTAAATAATAATCATATCCCTTGCTTTAGCCGAGCAGTGTATATGCCGCAAAATCAGCAGTTTTTTGAGCTTGATGGGGTTCAATGCGTTAACTCATTTTCGGTCAATAGTTTACCAGAAACGCCAAATAAAATCACGCCTGAAGCAATGCAGGAAATACAGCCAGTCATTGACCATATAGCCAATTTATGCGGAAAACGTGAGAAGGAAACGCAATGGTTAATGGATTTTATTGCGTATAGCACACAGAACATAGGAAAAAAAATTAAACACTCACCATTAATACAAGGTTTTGAAGGCGATGGCAAAAGCACCATAGCCGATGTTATCGCGTGTTGCCTTGGTGGGCGTAACGTGAAGCCGCTGCCGCCTACAGCACTTCAAGACAAGTTTACCGGATGGGCAGAAGGTAGTTGCATGGTAGTGCTTGAGGAATTGCGCGTTGCTGGGCATAACCGTTTTGATGTACTTGATACCATTAAGCCAATGATAACCAACGACACCATCGACATTCGCAGAATGAACCGTGATAACTATTCGATTGTGAACGTAACTAATTATATTGCTTTTACTAATCACCGCGACGCATTGCCGTTAAACGATCATGATAGACGCTGGGGGATAATCTTTTCACCTTACACTGACATTCATGACATGTCGCGTGATGTGGGCGACATTTACGAATATTTCGGAAAGATACGAAACGCTATATCAAATTTTGGCGGTGATATTAGACGGTTTTTTCTTGATTTTAAAATTAGCGATGATTTTAAAGCGTATGGACATGCGCCAATAACCGATGAAAAACGCTCAATGATTGCAGCAGAAAAAGGCAGTGAGCTTTTAGACTTAATTGAGTTTATTAAAAAAGGTGGTTATGGCTACAGCACAAGCATTATTTCAAGCTCGCTTTTAACAAAGGCAATCGAAAATAATTCGTTTTCAGATTATGAATTTCCAGAAATAAACCACAAGAATATGCGGAGGATTTTTGAAAATATGGGTTATATGAAAGTGGATAAGCGAGTTAAATGGAATGGAATCCCTCATCGGGTGTGGGTAAAAAAAGCAGCGGATTTTGATAATGACCGATGCCGTCAACTTTTAAATGAAACTTTATCTGTTGATGATGACTTTTAATTGCTTAAAGGTACCAGTAAAAAAGTTGGGTACCGGTAAAATAATTTTACTGGTACCTAATCAATGCCTTGTATTATCTATATTTCTACCCTAAAGGTACCAAGTACCAGTAAATATAGAATTAAAAAGAATAAATAATAAAAATAAAAAATTTTATAATAGGGAATAGGGTTTTAAAAAAACCGGTACCTGTTTTTTACCGGTACCTTTGCCGTCAAACACTAATAATCATGCAGGATGCAGAGGTACCAGTAAATGTGACCTTTACTGGTACCTTTTGATTTTGTATTAATAATTGACAATTATAATTTACAAAGTTATCATTTAATTAACCAACCAACTCAGAAATCACTTTATGGCGATTTATCAATAACTGGGTTGGTTGGTTTTAACCATGAAGAATTAAACCCTAACGCGTGTCCTCTTGCACGAAAAAAAGACGGGAGCAGTTTTACCGCAGCATTTCTGATAATTTTGCAATGCGGGGTTATGGTTTAATTACTTGATGGTTAACTTAACAGGAACAAGAATGAAAAACACACTAACAGATTTAAACAATCATTTATTTGCTCAAATGGAAAGATTGAGCGAAGAATCATTAAGCGTTGAACAACTGGCTTTTGAAGCAGAACGCTCAAAAAGTTTGACGATTATTGCGCGTACAATTGTGGATAATGCGCGTTTAGTCCTTGATGCACAAACACGCATTAATGATATTCCAGAACGCAAAGAGCTGCCTGCTATTTTAAAATGAACAGCGGGCAGTTTGAAAAAGGGTTTACGCCTTGGAATAAAGGATTAAAAGGCGTCAATGGGGAATCGGAAAGCAGATTTAAAAAAGGAAATGAAACATGGAACACTCGACCATTAGGTGATGAGCATGTTGATAATGATGGGTATATTCGTGTTAAAGTGGCTGAAACAGGAACAAAAAGAGAACGTTGGAAATTAAAGCATCGTTTGATTTATGAGCAGCATTATGGCGAAATATCGCCAAGCATAATTATTAGGTTTTATGATAATAATAAACAAAATTTTAATATTGAAAATTTATATGCGGTAACAAAAGGCGAAAATGCTGTTTTAAATCGTTTAAAATTTGCAAATGAACCACTTGAATTAAAACCGACAATATTAGCAATGGTTAGAATGTGCTTAAAAGCTAAAATACCTTATAGGATTACTTGATGCAAATCACACAACGTAAAACTGCGGATTTAATACCGTATGTGAACAACGCACGAACACACAGCGAACAACAAGTGTTGCAGATCGCGGCAAGTATAAAAGAGTTTGGTTTTAATTCGCCCGTGCTGGTTGACGGGGAAAACGGCATTATTGCAGGTCATGGGCGCGTGTTGGCGGCTAAAAAGTTAAATCTTGATGAAGTCCCAACCATTGAGCTTAAACACCTCACCAAGACGCAAAAGAAGGCATATATCCTTGCAGATAATCGTTTGGCGTTGAATAGTGGATGGGATAATGATTTGTTGGCGTTAGAGCTGGGTGAATTGTCTGATGACGAGTTTGATTTGGATTTGCTTGGGTTTGATGATACTGAATTAAACAAATTTGATAATGAAATAAACTTTGATGCAGGAAATGAAGAAGATCAAGGGAAATTAGATAAATTAGATCCAAAATACATAAATTGTCCACATTGTGGAAAAGAGTTTGATAGTCGTGAAGCATGAATTAAAAATAGATTTTGCTACTCATGAAGCCGCAAAATATGCGTGTGAAAATTGGCATTACAGCAAATGTATTCCAGTTGGCAAACTTGTAAAAATTGGCGCATGGGAAAATGGTAAATTTATAGGCGTTGTTATTTTTGGACGTGGCGCAAATAAAGATGTTGGAAAACCTTACGATTGCGATCAAACAGAATGTGTTGAATTAGTAAGAATTGCATTAAAAAATCATTTAACTCCAGTTAGTAAAATTATGATGATAGCAATTAAATTTTTAAAAAAAACAAATGAAAATATAAAGTTAATTGTTTCATTTGCAGATCAAGAACAAGGACATCATGGCGGAATATATCAAGCAACTAATTGGATTTATACTGGAACAACAACGCCAGCAGAAGAATATTTTTATAATGGAAAACGTTATCATGGAAGAGCCTTTAGAAAACAACACGGAAGTCATAAAAATTATTTAAATAAAGGCTTAAAAATTATCATGGGATCATCAAAACATAGATATTTAATGCCATTAAATGATAATATAAAACAAAAATTAATGTTATTATCAAAACCTTATCCAAAGCGTGGCACAAAGGCTATTTCTAGCGACCAGTTAGAAAGCGGAGGTGCAATCCCTACCGCCACGCTCCAATCATTAGGAGAACCAAATGGCTCTCACACCTAAACAAGAACGCTTTGCACAACTCGTTGCAGAAGGCAAAACACAGGCTGATGCTTATCGTGGGGCGTTTGATACTAAGCCAACAACTAAGCCTGAAACGATCATTGCTAACGCGTCACGGCTAATGGCTGACAGCAATATTTCAGCAATGGTTGACGAGCTACGCAAACCAATCATTGAAGCCGTTGGCATTACGCTTGAATCGCATTTAAAAGACTTAATGACGTTGCGCAACCTTGCTGTAAAAAACAATCAAATTAACGCGGCAATTACGGCTGAAATTGCCAGAGGTAAAGCAGCAGGCGTATCAACAGATCGTGTTGAAGCAACTATAAAAACAGCCTCAATAAAGAAATTTGAGTTTATTGAGGATGACGGATTAGATGACGATGACGACGAAGATTAGAGTAAGCATTCCGCAAAAAAAGTTCATTAATTCAAAATCAACACATCCAGCAATGGTTGCAGGATATGGAGCGGGAAAAAGTCACGCGGCAGTGTTAAGGATTATTAAACTTGCATTACAATATCCAGCAATGGATTTTGGTTTTATTGAGCCGACATACGATTTAATTAGATTGATTGCGTTTCCACGCTTTGAAGAAATACTGCAAAAACTTGAGATAGAATATAAATTAAATCGAAGTGATGCGACCATCAAACTAGAGAACGGTTCACAGATAATATTTAGATCGGCTGACAACCCAGAGCGTTTGGTTGGGTTTGAAGTTGCTGACGCGGTGATAGATGAAGCTGATACGCTACGCATAGACCAAGCAAGAACAGTATGGGTTAAAATGCTTGGAAGATGCAGACAAAAGAAACCAGACGGGAGAAAAAACACTCTTGCGGCAGTATCAACACCAGAAGGTTTTGGTTTTATGTATGAGACTTGGGGAAAAGAAAAGCGCAAAGGATATAAGCTAATCAAAGCTCCAACAAGCTCAAACAAAAGGCTTCCTGCTGGATATGTTGACCAATTAAAGGCAACCTATTCAAGCGCACAATTATCCGCGTATCTTGATGGCAATTTTGTTAATTTAAATGCAGGAAGTGTTTACCATGAATTTGACAGAAATCTTAATTCATCCATTGAAGTTATTAATTCAGACGATGTTTTGCATGTTGGGTTGGATTTTAACGTTTCCAATATGTCTGCTGTTATTCATGTATTGCGCGGTGACAGCGTTCATGTTGTTAATGAGCTCACTGGCGTGTTCGATACGCCAACAATGGCGCGGTTATTAAAAGAACGCTACCCAACGCACAGGATTTTAATTTATCCTGACGCAAGCGGTAACGCTCGAAAATCAAACAACGCAAGCGAATCAGATCACAGCATTTTGCGCTCGTATGGGTTGCAAGTGTTGGTTAATTCACGCAATCCATTCATTAAAGATCGCGTGTTATCAGTTAACGCCATGATTCACAATTTAGGCGCAAGACGTTATTTTGTTAATGCGCAGTATTGTCCAATGCTGGTTGAATCACTTGAAAAGCAATGCTATGCAAAAACGGGTGAGCCTGACAAAGCTGGTGGGTTTGACCACGTTGTTGATGCAACAGGTTATTTTATTGCGTATAGATACCCGCTAGTGAATAATAGGCCAACATTTGCAGCAATTACAGGAATTTAAAAATGGCAGTAGACACTAAACATTCTGAATATTTAGAATATAAAAACCAATGGGATAGATGCGAAGATGTTGTAGAAGGACAAGACGAAATACATAAAGAAGGCATTGAATATTTACCGCGTCTTAGTGGGCAAACTGATGCTGAATATTATGCTTATAAAAAAAGAGCAATGCTATATAACGCGACTGCTAGAACGGTAAATGGATTGACTGGTTTATTATTCCTTAAACCCGAAGTCATCACAGCACCTGCAGCAATGGATAATATTATTGCAGACGTGACAATGGGTGGGTTATCGTTGCATCAATTTGCTGAAATGGTAGCAGAAGAAGTTATTACTATCGGACGTTGTGCCGTGCTTGTCGATTACCCACCTATTGTTAACGCGGTAACACTTGCACAAGCACAGGCACAAGGCGCAAGACCTTACGCGACCATGTACGATGCAGAATCAATCATTAACTGGAAAACGGGGCGCATTAACAACGTTGAACAGTTAACGCTTGTTGTGCTTGAAGAAGAACACGAGATTGCAGTTGATGAGTTTGAATCTAAATGTGAACCGCAATGGCGCGTTCTTGATTTAGGCGATGGTGGAATTTATCGTCAACGTGTTTTCCGCAAAGACAAACGCGGTGAATTTATTTTAGTGGATGAAATTTATCCACAAATTAACGGCAAAGCATTAAACAAAATACCGTTTGAGTTTTTTGGCGTGCGTGACAATTCACCATGTGTGGATAAACCTCCATTGCTTGACCTTGTTGACGTTAATTTATCTCATTACAGAACCACAGCCGATTATGAACATGGCTTGCACTTTACTGGACTACCAACACCTGTAGTCACTGGTTATTATTCAGACGATAAAAGCGCGTCACTTCGTATCGGTAGCGGAACGGCATGGTTATTGCCAGACCCGCAATCAAAAGCATTTTATCTTGAATTTACAGGGCAAGGCTTAGGCGAACTGCGCGAGGCATTGCGCTCAAAAGAGGCAATGATGGCAACACTTGGGGCGCGTATTTTAGCACCAGAAAAACGCGCAGCAGAATCAGCGCAAACGGCTAATATTCACAGATCAAGTGAAAACAGTGTACTTGCTTCAATTTCACAATCAATCAGTATCGGATTAACGCACGTCATGGAGTATTTGCGCGATTGGTCAGGCGTAACTGGTGATGTTAAGGTTGAGTTAAACCGTGATTTTATTCCAAACTCAATGACAGCTCAGGACTTGGATAGTTTAGTTAAGGCTTGGCAAAGCGGTTCAATCTCACATCAAACTCTATTCGATAACCTTGTCGCTGGTGACATTATCATGCAGGACGTATCGTTTGACGATGAGATGGAGCGCATTGCAGTTATGCCTGCTACTGGTGGGATGTTGTAATGGAAGAATCAGCTAACACGCAACTACGCGATAAAACGATTGCACATGAAATTTATTTGCAGCGATATTATTCATCAACAAGTAAAAAGGTCATGGACTTGTTGCGTGTTGTTGAAAAAGATTTGGTTAAACAATTAAAAACGCTAGACCTTGATAGCCAAATGACAATTCCACAGATTGACGCGCGTTTGGAATCAGTGCGGGCGATTTTAAATGAAGGTTATGATTTAGCCGGTAAAGAGTTAATCAGTAACATGAAAGACGCAGCAGAGTATGAGCAAGAATGGCAAATCAAAGCCATTGATGATTCAACGCCTGTTGTGCTTGATATGGTAGCGGTTGCGCCCGTGACGTTATTTGCTGCGATTGAATCAAAACCATTGCAGGGAAAACTGATTAAAGAATGGATTGATAAATTAGATCAAGATAGTTACACGCGCATACAGGACGCGGTTAGGATTGGCTTAGTTGAAGGGCAATCTTATAGTGACGTGGTTAAACGCATTACAGGCACGAAAGCATTGCAATACACTGATGGCATTAACTCACTTAACGCACGTCAAACGCAGGCATTGGTATCAACTGCAATGTCACACGCAACCAATGTAGCAAGCGAAGAATTTTATAAAGCCAACGACGATTTAATAAAAGGCTGGCAATTTTTAGCTACGCTTGATTTTAAAACAACAACCCTGTGCAAATCATACGATGGTCAAAAGTTTGATTTAGGTAAAGGTCCATATCCACCTGTCCACGTTAGATGCAGATCAAGCACCGTTCCTGTTTTAAAATCGTGGAAAGAAATGGGAATGAAAGACCCACCACCAGGAACAAGATCATCACTTGATGGGCAAATTAGCGAAACAATCAATTATGATGAATGGTTGCGTAAACAATCACATGAAAAGCAAGATGAAGCACTAGGAAAAGGAAAAGCTGAAATATTTAGATCGGGCGTAAAGCTGGAACGATTTGTTGAAAATGGGAAAGAATTAACGCTTGAGCAATTGAAAAAAATTGAAAAATAAATGTTTATGCTGTATAAATGCGACAAACACTCGCCATGTGTTTACTATAGTGTCGTTGGTGTTACACCTTTCATCAACGGCACACCCTAATTTGCAAGGAAATAGTCATGTCATTTTTTGATAATATTGTTCATAAGGTTTCAGACGGTGCTAAAAAAGCAGTCGATGAAGCAACAAGTGCAGTTGATGATATTTCACACGGTGACATTATCGGTGCGGCAGAACACGTTGAAAATATCCGTGAAATCCCACAAGATACAGCGATTGAAATTATTAAAGACGCAATTTAGATTTTATTAACGATGGCAGAGCCGTCAACCACAACCCAGAGGGTTATATGTCAGAAGAATTAAGTATTGCAGAGCAAATTAAAGCCGCAGTTGATGAAGCAACAAGCGGACTTGCAAAGAAAAACGGTGAACTTTTAGCAGAGCTGAAAGAGGCACGAAAAGGAAAGCAAATAGATCCAGCGGAATTGGATAAACTACAAAATAAAATTGATGAGTTAGAAAACAATCTAACGGCATCACAAAAAACAATCAAAGATCAGCAAAAAGCATTTGAGCAAACTAAAGCCGCATTAGATTCAGAAAGTGGGTTTACATCTAAATTACTTTTAGATAATGGTTTGACAGACGCATTAGTTAAGGCTGGTGTTGCCACACCATTTTTACCTGCGGTAAAAGCTATGTTATCATCACAGGCGAAAATCGCTATTGATGGCGACACACGCAAGGCAGTTATAGGCGACAAAGATTTAAGCGCGTTCGTAACAGAATGGGCGACCAGTGATGACGGCAAACATTATATTGCAGCACCACAGAATAACGGTGGTGGGGCAAGTGGTGGAAGTGGTAGCACTGGACAACAAGTTGTAAGCCGTTCAACGTTTGACAATATGTCACACCCAGAGCGGGCAAGTTTTGCAAAAAGTGGCGGCAAAGTTACAGATTAATTTTTATCCTGTTTCGATTGCCGTCTAATATTTATTTTTATTTTAGAAGGCAATCAAGATGGCAAACGTTCTCAGCAATTTAGCTAGTGACATATACAAAGCGGCAGATGTAGTAGGTCGTGAATTAGTTGGTTTTATTCCCTCAGCCACCATTAACGGTGATGCAACAGATCGCGCTGCAAAAGGCGACACAATCCGTGCGGCATTTACTCGCACACCAAGCGTTAACACTTCATTTGCGCCTTCAATGACAATTCCCGAAGGTACAGATCAAACCGTTGACAACAAAACAATGACGCTTGATTCTTATGCTTCAGTTCAGATTCCTTGGACGGGTGAAGATATTAAACACGTCAACAACGGTGCAGGCTATGAAACCATTTATGGCGATCAAATTGCCCAAGCAATCCGCGCATTGTGCAACAAAATCGAGCAAGATTTATTCTCAGCTGCTTACAAAGGCGCATCACGCGCTGTTGGTTCAGCAGGCACTACACCATTCGCGTCTAACTTCGACACTATTGCGCAAGTGCGTCAAATCTTAGTTGATAATGGTTGCCCAACTGATAATCAAATTTCATTGATTATGAACACAGCAGCAGGCGTAAAATTGCGTAACTTGGCGCAATTGCAACAAGTTAACACAGCAGGCAATGAGGCATTATTGCGTCAAGGCACACTGCTTGATTTGCAAGGCATCATGGTTAAAGAATCTGCTGGTATTACTTCGCACACAAAAGGAAGTGGTACTTCTTACGTTACTTCTGGCTCAACTGCTGTTGGTGTTACTGACATTGCATTGGTAACAGGTAGCGGCACAGTATTAGCGGGTGACGTTGTAACATTTGCGGCAGATACTGCAAACAAATATGTTGTTGGCACTGGTGTTGCGGCTGCTGGTACTATTTCATTAAATGCACCAGGCGCACAAAAAGTCATTGCTACAGCAAACGCTTTAACAGTTGGCGACTCTTACACACCAAGCGTTGCGTTTCATAAATCAGCAGTCGAGTTAGGCATGCGCCCACCTGCTATGCCAAACGGTGGCGATTCTGCTGCTGACGTGATGACAGTACAAGACCCAACAAGCGGTTTAGTATTTGAAATTGCAGTTTATAAAGGTTACATGAAAACTATGCTTGAAGTACGTTGTTTATATGGCGTAAAAGTATGGAAACCAAACCACGTTGCTACGTTGCTAGGTTAATTTTTTCAGGGGGTTCGCGTTCGTTCCTGTTCGCGTTCCCCCGCCTTTATTTATGTTAAGGATTAGGTTATGGCGTTATTTTTAGAAGATGTTAGGCAGGGTGACGATTATAGTGTTGAGTTAATTGTAAAAAATGCTAGTGGTGGCGTTCAAAATATCACTGGTTATAAATTCTGGTTAACGTTTATGTCATCGCTTGATTTAACATACGAACAAGCTGAATTAAAATACATTAAAGAAGCTGGCGATGATGAAAATGACGATGTAGCAAATGGAATATGTTATATTTATATACCAGCATCAACTACTCAAAATATTCCACTTGGCTCATATTATTATGCTTTGCAGCAAAAAGCTGGCGTTACAGGTGGCGTTGGGACTATATTGCCGTCAATTGAATCATACAAAGATAAAATTAAAGTATTAGCTGGCATTAAGAGACCTGCAACATGAGCATAACAATTACATTAGAAAATAATATAATTGAAGTTAATCCAGTAACACGAAATATTGTTCAAGCGTTACCGGCTGGATTAAAAAGTAATGATGGAGATTATTTTAATACTGCAAATTTGTTTTCAGAATTAAATAATTCAACAAAAAAAACACAGGCTCGACAAAATTTAGAGCTGCAATATATTGACTGCGGAGAATTTAACTAATGCCAAGAATACAGATAAAACGTGGATTAAAAGCTAACTTACCAACAAGTTCAATGCTTGCTGGTGAGCAACACTTCTCAACAGATAGAGGAACGCTTCATATTGCAACAGCGGCAACAACATCAATGCCAGTTGTTCCGCCCATTGATGATCTTACTACGTTAGCAAGTGTTGACGGAACATCAGATTTATTATTGATTCATGACGCAAGCGCAACAGGCGTAAAAGAAAAAAAGATTACTTTTGACGCATTTAAAACCGCGTTAAATATTCCAACTGGTTCAGGCGATGAAAAAGTTGCTGTCGTTTCTGGCGGTACTGCCGGTTATATTTTTGGAACAGATGGTACTGATGGTGTAATAAGATTAAACACATCATTATCATGGACAAAAGATTCAGGTAACGGATTTGTTACTATTGCAGTCAATACGGTTGATTGTGGTACGTTCTAATGCCAAAAATTTTAAATAAACGAGGCACACGAACAGAAATAGATTCAGCAGCAACAGCTAATGGATTAAATGCTGGTGAAGTTTATTTAATTACTGATGAAGATAGAATTGCAATTGGAACATCAACAAACACCTATGAATCTTATGCAAAAGAAAGTGAAACAGGTAATGGAACTGGTGGGACAACAATTTTAATAGATATTTCCATTGTTGATGGAGAATTGATTGCTGATTATTTAGCTCAATTATCCCCAGCAATTGTTGATGGCGAATTTATAGTGACTATTTTATGACACAGGTTAATTTAGGCAGAATTGTTGTTGTTCCAAAAGGAAATTGGACGGCTGGAACATATAAAGCATTGGATTTGGTTAGATATAACGGGGCTAGTTACATTGCAAAATCTACAACCACTGCAACACCAACCAATACAACATATTGGGATTTAGTAAATCAAGATGGTGCAACAGGAGCAACTGGAGCTACTGGTTCAACAGGAGCAACAGGCGCACAAGGAGCTACTGGAGCGCAAGGCGAACAAGGAATTCAAGGAATAAAAGGAGACAAAGGAGATACTGGTTCACCCGGTGCTGGCGTTACTCCACAAACTATTGGTTTTACAGCTTCTGGTGGAACAACATCAAAAACATTAACTATTGTAGAAGATGTTAATACAGTAGATTTAGCGCGAAAAGTTGGTGATGATTCTGCCTTAACTCGTCAAATGTTTCAAGATACTGGGTGGAAATATTTTAGTAGCGGCACAACAGCATCTTTAAATTATACTAACGGTTCACAGCAACGTTGGGCACCAACAGCATCAAGCAGTCCTACACTAACAATTACAAACTGGCCTCCATCGGGTAACTTAGGTGAGCTTTTAATTGAAGGAGTTAACCTAGGTGCAGCAGGTACGATTACATGGCCGACTATTAACTGGATTACGTCTACTGGTGTAACAACAACGACATTTTCTTCTAACGGTGTAACTTTGCAAACCTCCGGTACAGACTGGTGTTTACTTTGGACTCGTGATGCGGGCACAACCATTTATGGGAAGTTTGTGCGATGACTATGTTATCTAGATTTGCAACTACTGGTGGTGGCGGAGATCCTTATTGGAGTAGTGTAGGGCTGTTATTGACGGGTGATAGTTTGACAGATTCTTCAAATAATCATTTTACTGTAAGTGGCACTGCAACTATTGCTTCATCTCCTGTAAAATATGGTACAGGAAGTATGAATTTTTTAGGTGGTAAATATTTGTTAACACCATCAAACACCGCAACGTATCCAGGTTCTGGCGACTTTACTCTTGAAGCATGGGTGTACCCAACATCTTATCACCCAAACTATAGTTATATTTTTACAAATGGAAATACAGGAAGTATAGTGTTTTATGTTTTAAATCAATCGTCACTGGTAGTTAGAACTTATAATGGTTCTGATTTACTTTTTTCATCCACAATACCAGCTTTAAATACATGGTCTTTTGTAACTGCACAAAGAAGTGGAACTACATTACAAATTTATGTTAATGGGGCATTGACAGCCACAGGAACAAACTCAACAAATTTTTCCGCAGGAAATGTAATTATTGGTGGTGATTCTACTTCCCCAGTTGCTCCTTGGAATGGTTACATGGATGATTTACGATTTACAAAAGGTGTTGCACGATATACAGGAAGCTATACGCCACCCCCATTCCCGCCAACGTCTGCTATGCCAATAGGATAAAATCATGAAAATAGCCATAATTGAAAATAATCAAATCCTATCTCATGGTGAGCATACAGAGGTGTTTCCTAATGTATCGTTTCCGCCTGAAGGTCTTGATTTAATGTGGGCGCAAGAGCGCAATGCGTATCAAATACAATCTGACAAAGCGCATTCACAAACAGAAAAACTCACTTCAGTTGAGCCATATATTGAAGGTGGTGTAGTGTTTGACGTGATTGTTGAAGCTAAAACACAAGGTGAGTTAGACGCTGAGAAGACACAAAAAGCCAATGAAGTACGCTATAAACGCAACGCTTTGCTCACACAATCAGATTGGACACAATTAGCTGATGCACCTGTTGATAATTTAGCGTGGGCGGTATATAGACAAACATTGCGTGACATTACCTTGCAGGCAGGGTTTCCTTTTGATGTTATTTTTCCGGTGATTCCATGACAATTATTGTTGAAGACGGAACAGGACTGGCAAATGCTGAAAGTTATGTTTCAGTATCTGATGCAAACGCTTATCATACAAAACAAGGCAATGACGCATGGACTGATATTGATACGTCAGTAAAAGAACAATTATTGCGCAAAGCCACAGACTACATGGTGGCGCAATATCGTTTGCAATATGCGGGTTATCGCAGATATTCAACCCAATCGCTTGATTGGCCGCGCTTATACGTTCCATTGATTGATTCATTATCGGCAAATGTTTTTCCGCAATATGTAGATTTTGACATAGTACCAACTACTGTAAAAAATGCGTGTGCTGAATTAGCGTTAAAATCTTACACAGCCATTTTAATGCAGGATTTAACGCAGGGTGTTATCCGTGAAAAAGTAGACGTTATCGAGGTGGAATATGATAAATATTCACCACAGCAAACACGCTATGCTCAAATTGACGCCATGTTATCCGTGTTTTTTAAACAACAGGGTAATGATATGTCGAGATCATTGGTGAGAACATGACAATTGATGCTCGCGCTCGCTCTACAGCAGATAAATTGCTGGATAAGTTTGGCAAATCAATTACATTAACGTCAATTGTTGAGGGAACTTATGACCCAACAACAGGTGAGTTATCGGGCGGAACAACAACATCAACCAATCATACTGCCGTTATTAAAGACTATAACGGAATTGATTTTATTAGCGGTGTTGTTCAAGCGGGTGATAGAAAAGTAATGATTGCGGCATTAGGCGCGCCAACGCCACAACCAGCCGATAAAGTAACCGTCGATAGTGAAGTTTATCAAGTGGTGGCGGTTCGTCATATATGGTCGGGTGAATTACCTGCCCTTTATGAAATGCAGGTGAGAAAATGACAGGTTCAATGTCGCAAATTGTGGCGCGTGTTAATGGTCGCATTGATGACCAAATAAGAATGGCAACGCTTGGCGTATTTATTGGAATTAGAAAAGATACACCAGTTGATACTGGACGGGCTCGCAATAATTGGCAATGCACAATCGGTGCGCCTTTTGTTGGTGAAAATGCAAGCGGTTCGGATGAGAAAATACAAAGAACTATTCCACGCAGAGCTGGAAGTGTTGTGTATTTAACCAATAACGTGCAATACATTCAGCCATTAGAATATGGACACAGCACAAAATCACCCAATGGCATGGTTCGAGTAAACGTTGCACGTTTTGAGGGGTTATTAAATGGCACTAGTTGAGATCCGTACCGCATTAGAAACAAAACTTAATGCGCTAACGCCTACACTTGCAACAGCGTGGGAAAACGTACCTTTTACGCCCGTCGTTGGCACAGCATATCAGCAAGTTAATTTAATGATTGCAGATACGCTTAATCCAACATTAGGCGGCAATCATTATCGCGTAAAAGGATTTATGCAGGTAATGTTATGTTATCCGGCTAACGTAGGCGCAAAAACAGCAGCAACCCGCGTTGATTTACTGGTTAATCATTTTAAACGCGGTACAAGTTTAACAAACGGCAGTGTAACTGTTATTATTGACAAGACACCATCAATTGCACCGGCATTGATTGACGGGGTGCTTTATAAAATTCCGGTATCAATTTATTTTTCAGCAGATATTTATCCAACATAAAGAGGTTACAAAATGACAATTGCACAAGGCATTAGCAAAAAGATTATATACAAAAAACAATCTGGTTTAGGTTCTCCAGCAACAGGAAGTGGCGGTCAAGATTTACGCAGAACGTCTGCAACATTAAACTTGGCTAAAGAAACTTATCAATCAAATGAGATTCGACCAGATCAACAAGTTGCCGATATGCGTCACGGCACAAAACAAATCAGCGGCACAATTAGCGGTGAATTATCGTCTAAAACCTATCAAGAATTTTTTGCAGCGGTTTTGCGTAAAGATTTTGCTGCTACGTTTACAGCAATTACAGGTTTGTCATTAACGATTGCTACAAGCGGCTCAAATTACACCATCACACGCGGCACAGGTGATTTTTTAGCAGGTGGCGTAAAAGTAGGTCAAGTTGTTAACATTACCGCAGGCAGTGTTAATGCCGCAAACTTAAACAACCGTGTTGTGGTGTTATCATTAACAACAACAGCATTAACCGTTAAACCATTAGGCGCAACTGCTTTAGTGGCGGAAGGTCCGATTGCCTCATGCACTTTATCAGACGCTGGTAAATCGTCTTATGTACCATCATCAAGTCACACTAATGATTATTTTAGTGTTGAGGCTTGGTATAGTGATTTAGCGCAATCTGAATTATTTACCGATATTAAACCAACAAACGCTCAGGTTAAAATTCCATCTAATGGCATGGCGACCGTTGATTTTCCTTTGATTGGTTTAAATTTAACCACTAATACAACTCAGCAAATTACATCAACTACAGCAACTACCACAACAGGTATTGATAGTGGTGCAAATGGTGTGTTGATTGTTAACGGCACACCTTATGCAACTATTACATCAATTGATTTTGATGTGAATGGCAATATAGCCGCTGCTGATGGCGTAGTGGGTAGCACACTGCGTCCTGACGTATTTAGCGGAACAGTTGCAGTTACTGGAACAATCACTGCGCATTTTGACAGCGTCACATTGCGTGATTTATTTATCAATGAATCTGAAGCAACTATTGTTGTGGCGTTAGCGGCTACTGCTGCAAAAAACACAGATTTTGTTGCGTTCACGTTGCCACGCGTTAAATTTAGCGGTGCAGACATTGATGATGTGCAAACAGGTTTAAAACGTACATTGCCTTTCACTGCAATTAAAAATGAAGTGTCTGGCACAGGTCTTGAAGTAACCACTATTGTTATTCAAGATTCGCAGGCTGCGTAGTGTAAATCCTGTCGGTTATGCTACAATGGAAACCGCTGCAATCTTTTAGGTTGTAGCGGTTTTTTTAATTTAACGACAGGTAAAAACATGAACAAAACAGAATTATTATCCATTGATGATTTAGATTTAACAGCGGCAAGTGACGCGCCTTTTGATTTAGAAGTGTTAAGCATTAAAGGCGTAAAAACTGGCATTACAATTCAAGTATTAGGCACTGAAAGCCAAAAAGTACAAGAATGGACAAATCGTCAAGCAAACAGAATCAGAACCCAAGCAACGCAAAAAAGTGTTACTGGCAAAGATAAGGTTAGAACTGCTGAAGAAGATGACGAGTATATTATCGAAAGCGCAGCGGTTCGCATTGTTGGTTGGTCTGGTTTAAAAGATGAATTTACAAAAGACAATGCAACAAAGTTAATGGCTAGAAATGTTCATGTCAGAATGCAGGTATTGACTGCATCGAATGACTTGGGAAACTACAGCAAAGACTGATTCGTGATCTTGTTGATTATGCAGTGCGCGAATTTGAGCTAACAACAAAAGATGCAAACGGAAATAGCTTAAAAGATGAAGCCGAAAGCCTTTTAAGGCAACGCGGCTATATACCACCAGAATATGAATCATTGCCGTTTCCGCATTTAGTGGGGCATATCTGGGGATGGTTTATTGAGCTAACACGCACACGCGGGAGCAATGGATTTGGTGCTAATGCAATTAGTTACACCGAGATTGATTCATGGGCTAGGCTTACAAGGCGAAAACCAACAGCATTAGAGATTTATGCGTTAACACAACTAGACGCTGCATATTTAGCAGAGCAATCTAAACAGTCACAAAGTAAAGGCAAAAAATAATGGCAACCGAAGAACATAGCATTCGCGTTAGTGTTGATTCTACAGACGTTACTCGTGCAGAGCGTAGTTTACATGGATTAACTAATGCAACAATTAGCACTGAACGAAATTTAAGTTCATTATCGTCAACAGCTAGAGCATCTTCGGCTGCCTTATCCGGTTTATCAGGTGTTCTTGGTGGGCTTAGTGTTGCACAATTTTCAAAAAGCGTTTTTGAAGTAAATAAAGAAATGCAAACGTTAAGAGTTTCACTTGAAACCGTAACGGGAAGTGCTAAAAATGCTGAAATTGCATTTCAGTCAATTCAGAAATTTGCATCAACAACACCTTATTCAGTCAAGGAAATAACTGAAGCATTTATTAAAATGAAAGCGTTAGGGCTTGCGCCAACAGAGGCAGCATTAACGTCATTTGGTAATACTGCAAGCGCAATGGGAAAGCCGTTAAAGCAAATGATTGACGCAGTAGCAGACGCAACAACAGGAGAAATGGATAGATTAAAAGAATTTGGTATTAAAGCAAGCAAACAAGGTGACGATATTAAATTTACGTTTAAAGGCGTTACAACAACTGTAAAAGATAATTCAGCAGATATTGTTAAATATTTAGAAAAAATAGGAAATACTGATTTTGCTGGTGGCATGGAAAGACAAGGAAAAACCATGCAAGGGACGCTTTCAAGTCTTGCTGATTCATGGGACGCTTTTCAAGATCATATTTTAAACGGGGCAGCAGAAAACTCTATTGCTCAATGGGTAGGAAACGCAACTAATTTATTATCAAGGTTTGATGCTTGGATAAATGGTGCATTTACTAAACAAGGAAAATTAATTGAATTACGAACAGCACAAGCGTCGGCACTGGAAAAAATAACAGCAAGTGAAAAAAACGGCTTTGGGGGACGTGTTGCTGATGCTGTAGGTGAAGCAGTTTGGGGTTATAGCATAGAAAATGAAAAGAAAAAACTTGCTGAAATTGGCAAGCAAATGGAAAACATAAAAAAAGAAATTGCTGCCGATGCAATTACGGCAACAAAAATAACCGCAGCCGCGCCAATAGATAAAAAAACAGAAGAAACTACAAAAGCAAAAAAAGGATTGAGTGACGCACAAAAAGAATTAAATCGACAACAAGATGAATATCAACGCCTAATTGAATCCACACCTTATGGCGAATATAACGCAACTATTGATAAATTAACTATAGCGTTAAAAAATGGTGGAATAAACCAATCAACTTATTCAACATTGCTTAATGAGGCTAACACTAGATTATTAGATTCAACTGAATATGTAAAAGAAAATACAAAAGCTATTGAAGACCAAACACAAGCAAAGCAACGCGCATTAGAAGGAACAGCTCGCGGAAAGTTTGAAAAAGGCTATAGTGAATTAATGACGCAAAAACCTTATATGTCCGATACTGAATACTCAGCAGGGCAGGATAAGCTAAACGCTGATTATTTAACTCAGCAGCAGGGTGTTGATTTTAAAACTCCAGCAGAGCAAGGAAAAGAGGCTTTAAAAGCATTTAACGATGAAATGGATAATACATCAAAGGCGTTTGATAAATTAGGCAACAGCGGCTCAATGGCGTTTGATGGAATACTTGGCGGCATTAGCGCGGTAGCAGGTGCGGCTGCATCATTTGCTACTGAAATAATAAAAATCAGCGACAAACAACAAGCGTCTCAAGAAAAATATGACGCAGTAATTAAATCAGTAGGTGTAACAGAATCAGAAAAAGCAGATGCCACAAAGAAATTTGCAGCAGATAAAATAAAATTAGACGCTCAGGCATTTTCGGCAGAAATAAGCGGAGCGCGTCAAATTGCGGGAGCTACTGCAAAATTGTTTGGCGAAAAATCAGCCGCACGCAAAGCATTTCACGCGATTGAAATGGGTATGTCGGTTATTGAAATGGCAATGGCAGCAAAGAAAATGATTGTTGATGTTGCTGCTGGTGCTGCAAATATGTTTAAACAAGGTGGGTTTGCTGGGTTTGCTGGTGTTGCGGCAATGGCGGCTATTATGGGTGGGCTTGGTTTTGCTATGGCCGGTGGTGGCGATAAAGTCACAGATTTAACAACACCTGAAACATCAACCACTGGGAGCGTGTTAGGCTCAGACGGTGCATCAACATCAATTAAAAACATTGTTGACACACTTAATTCAATTCATGCGAGTGAATATATTGAGTTGCAAGGAATCAATAGTAACTTTCAAAATTTAACTAAATTAACAACAACATCATTAGCGTTAGCACTTAGAGATAGGGGCTCTTTTAATTATTCAGCAGATCAATTTAAAGGTTCAGGCGTATCTGCAATGGCAATGGTTACTGGGTATTTGGTCGCGGGTGTTGTTGGGATTTTAGGGGCAGTTTTACTAGGAGTTGGTAAAGTTAAATTTGAAGCAGTAGGCGGTGGTATTGTTAGCAAAGCTCAAAAGTTAATGCTTGATGGAATGGAAAAGCAAATTGAAGTCATGGACTATACTAAAATAAAGAAAACTGTCACCGGCTGGTTTAGCGATGATGTCACTTACTTTGACGTGATTACCGGACCTAATAGCCAGTTAACTAAATTATTTCAACAAGTTTTTAGTAATGTAGGCACAACATTATTGCAAGCTGCTACAGATTCATTCAAAGATACGTCGCTTTTAAATACTGATTTAACACTACCGCGAATTAAATTATCTTTAAAATCTGGCGAAAAAAACAACGCAGAAAATCAAAAGAAAATTGAGAATGCAATCAACAAAGCAAGTGACGACATTGCAAGTCAAGCGTTTGGGCGTTACTTATCCGCATTCCAGCAAATGGGCGAGGGATTGTACGAAACTACAATTAGACTTTCAGCGCAAGCTGCTGTGGCTAGTGGCGGAATGGAAAAGTTGGGCATGAAAACTAATTTGACAGGCTTAGGGTTGATTACATTTTCTGATTCCTTAACTCGTGCATTTGGTGGGTTAAAAGAATTTAAGGCAGGCATTGACAGCTTATATGAAGCATTTACAAGTGACCCGCAAAAATTAATTGATTCTAAAAAACAAGTAGCCGATTTTTTAACAAAATTAAAAGCGCCTGCTAGTGCTAAATTGCCAGCTGAAATAACAAGCACAGCAGATGCTGCTAAAGTTAGAGATTATTTGTTAAAAACACAGGCAGGTATAGCGGATTTAGCTGGACAGGTCGGGTTA